GGTGTATATTACTTTAAAGGCGGTGAGCCTATGGTTTTTGTCAAAGATGCAGATGGTTATTTAAAAACGGCAAATGTTGACCGTGGGCAAGTGATTGAAAATCCATTATTAATAGGTATTGATGTAATGCTTATTCCTGTAAAAATATTAAAAGAGTTAAAAGAAAAAGAAGAAGGCTGTCCTTTGTTTTGCATTGTTGGAGAAGATAATGTTTGGCATGATGGGGCGTTTATTGGTGAGGATGAATGGTTTATCAAACTACTTTATAAGCACAATTACCGTATTTTAGTAACAACAGATGTACAATGTTTACACATGGATTTAGCAACTGGAAATTATACGGCTCATGAAAGTATAAATGTTGATGATTACGTTTGTCAAATTAAACCTAATAGGCGTTTAACACCAGCAGACAGAGGTTATTTAGACAACCGTTGGAGTTCAAGGATACCAGAACCTAAATTAAAGGTTGAAAAGAATATCATAAAACAAAAATGATAGTGTTTTTAAATTGGAAATTAATTAATAATTAATATGAATGGAATTCAGATAGGAAATCAAATATGGGCAAATGAGAATTTATCTATAACAACATTTAGGAATGGTGATAATATTCCCCTAGTTCAAAATAATAATGATTGGGCTCAATTAGAAAGTCCAGCATATTGTTTGAATAACAATAATTATCTTTACAATTATTGGGTTATTGTTGATAGCAGAAATATTGCCCCTACTGGGTGGAGGATTCCAAATGATAATGATTGGAATATATTAATTAATTTTGCAAATGGCAATGATGTTGCTGGACATAAATTAAAGTCCATTAATGGGTGGACAGCAATTACCCAGAATATGGAAGGTATTGAAACAACCATTAATGTTGGTGGAACAGATGAATTTGGTTTCAATGCAAAGCCAACAGGATTTAGGCATATGGATGGAAACTTTGCGTTAGATTTATTATCCCCCTACTTCACGCAAGAATCCATTGATGAAAATTTATGCAAATATGTATTTTTATTTTCAGGAAATGAGTTTGGCAAAGGTGGCATGTGGAAAAAAGATGGTTTTCCAATTAGATTAATAAAGGAATAATAGTTTTTGATTATTTTTTAGATATTTATATGAATAAATAAAAAATAATAATGGCAAATCAAAAAGTATTCGTATCCCCTGGTGTATATACTTCTGAAACAGATTTAAGTTTTGTTTCTCAGAGTATTGGTGTAACCACATTGGGAATGGTCGGTGAGACTATTAAAGGCCCCGCATTTGAGCCTATCTTTATCACAAGTTATGATGAATTTCAAACTTTTTTTGGTGGTACATCACCTGAAAAGTATATTAACACACAAATACCAAAATATGAATCAGCATATATTGCAAAATCATATTTGCAACAATCAAATCAGTTGTATGTTACAAGAGTATTGGGATTATCTGGTTATGATGCTGGCCCATCATGGTCAATAACAACCATTGCAAATGTTAATCATTCAACTGTTGGTTATTCAACTGTTGGCTCTTCTTTCTCAATAGCATTTACTGGAACAACTGGAACAACTGGAACATTTGTTATAACAGGTGGAACATATCCAAATGGTATAACTTTATCAACATTTTCTGGTGACACTTATACAACAAGCAATGGTTCAACATCAACATTTTATGATGACTTAAAGACATTTGCAAATGATGTGGCTTTATCAACTTCATTAACTGGACAAACATCAACTTATGGATCACTACCAGTTAGTGTTTATAACACAATAACAGGTTCAACACAATCTGGATTAACTGAATATAATTATTTTGGAACAACAATTCCTTTGGGTAGTGATGGTAAGCCAGCAAATGAAAATGATTTGTGGTATTATGCAACATTTAATGGAACAACTGGAACTGGTTATAGTGGTTATTCATTTTATTACAATACAACCAATTTTAATGTATCAAGTGGTTCATTCACTGGAACAGTAACAGGAAACACTTATGTATTCTCTGGAACAGCCTATACAGGTTATAGTGATATGGTTGTTGCAACAGTTAGGTCAAGAGGTATCACAAGTTATTCCTCCACAAATCATGGTCAGATTTATAGTTTAAGTGCTAATACATTAACAATTGATGGAGCAAATAGCACAACCTTGAGTGAAGACCCCTTTGGTACCTTTGTGTTAAGTGGTGGTACAACTGCAAGTTCCAATTTTACATTTAATGTTTCATTAAAACCAACAAATTCAAATTACATAACAAATGTATTGGGAACAGATAATTTTGGTAAGGATAGAAATGATGTGCCAATTTTTGTTGAGGAGCATTATCCAACTTTATTGAATCAAGCATATAAACTTGGTTATATTAGAGGCTTGAAAACAGATTTAACTTATTTGCCATCAGCAAGAACAGGAGGATCAACTTCTATTGGATGGTATCTTGAGAAATATCAATCCCCAAAGACACCATTTGTGGTTTCTGAATTGAGAGGAAATAAAGTTTATAACCTATTCAAGTTTATTTCAATTTCTGATGGAAGCAATGCCAATACTGAAGCAAAAGTTTCAATCATAAATATGTCATTCAAGAATAGAACATTTGATGTATTGGTTAGAAGTTATTATGATTCAGATATTGCACCAGTTGTATTGGAGAAATATACAAATTGTACTTTGGATGAAACACAAAATAGTTTCATAGGCAAGAAGATTGGAACAAGTGATGGCAAATATAATTTAATTTCAAAATATATTATGCTTGAAATGGGAGATGAATTTCCATCAGATGCAATCCCTTGTGGATTTATGGGATATCCCCACAGACAGTACGGAACAAAATTATCACCAACTGTTTTATATAAGACAAAATATTATTTCAATAATGAGGTGGTTAATAATGAACCTTTTGCAGCATCAAATGCTGTTCCTGCTGATAATGTTAAAAGAACTTATCTTGGGTTTTCAACAAGTTATGGATATGACAATTCATTATTGGGTTATAAGGGAAAACAAAAACCAAATAGTATTATTGCAGATGGAACAGAATGGAATGTAGTTACAAAAGGTTTCCATATGGATTCAGGTGCAACAGTTGTTACTATTGCAAATGCTTATACAACAAGTGGTCAAACAGCCTTTGAGGTTGGTACAGGAAGTTTCAATGTTGAACCAGAGGATAATACAAATCCTTACTATTACCTATATTCAAGAAAATTCACATTGTTATTTGAAGGCGGTTTTGATGGTTGGGATGTTTATTCTGAAAAAAGAACAAATGGTGATTCTTATCAAATTGGTGGAACAGACTATATGAGGGGAGCATTATCTATTCCTGGCAAATATGCAGCAGCAACTGGTCAAGGAACATTTAAGGAAATAACAGAAGGTGATGGTACTGTTGATTTTGCAACAACAGATTATTATGCATATTACAAAGGGATTTTAACATTCCAAAATCCAGAATCAACAAACATAAATGTTTTTGTTACCCCAGGTATTGATTATGTGAATAATAGCAATCTTGTTGAAAATTCAATTGATATGATTGAATCAGATAGAGCAGACTCCATTTATATTGTTACAACACCTGATGCAAATCTTTTAACAACAAATGTGAATGATGTTATTTACCCCCAAGAATCCATTGTATCATTGGAGGAAACAAACATTGATTCAAATTATACAGCAACATATTATCCTTGGATTTTGGTTAGAGACCAAGTGAATAACACACAAGTGTATATTCCACCAACAGCAGAAGTTTGTAGAAACTTGGCATTAACTGACAATGTGGCATTCCCTTGGTTTGCATCAGCAGGTTATAATAGGGGATTAGTTAATTCAGTTAAAGCAAGATTAAAGTTAACACAAGATGATAGAGATACTTTATACCAAGGAAGAATAAATCCAATTGCAACATTCTCTGATGTGAATACTGTGATTTGGGGAAATAAAACCTTGCAAGTTAGAGAATCAGCATTAAATAGAATTAACGTTCGTAGGTTGTTATTGCAAGCACGTAAATTAATCTCTGCGGTCGCTGTGAGGCTTCTTTTTGAACAAAATGACCAGATAGTACGTCAACAGTTTTTGGATACGGTAAATCCAATCCTAGATGGTATTAGAAGGGATCGTGGTTTAACTGATTTCCGTGTAACAGTTTCAAATGACCCAGAGGATATTGATAGAAATACAATGAGTGGAAAAATATATATAAAACCAACTCGCTCACTAGAATTTATCTCACTCGAATTCGTGATTACACCTACTGGTGCTTCATTTGAAGATGTATAATGATGGATATAACCAACATTAAATACCATAATGGTTTATAATGATGGAATTTTACAACAAACCCCTACTTCTACATTGAGGTGGGGGTTTGTTTTTTTGGGTTTTTAAATATATATATTAAAATACTTACAATTATGAAATTAAGAAATATTATATCAAAAAATATAAATGAATATTTGTTTGAAGCACAAAAAATTAAAACTAATATAAATGATAATTTTTGGAAATGGTTTGGGGATAGTAAAATTATTGAAAATGGAGAACCAATTCTTGTTTACCACCAAAATGTTTCTGGGGATAATAATTTTAATGAGTTTATTCCCCAGAGTTTTGGTACCTTTGGTCAGAATTCAATGTTTTATTTTGCAAAAGATAAAAATTGGGTCAAAAACTTTGTGAAAACTTTTAACAATTCAAACAAAGAAAAACCAAGAGTTTTTTATTTATCAATACAAAATCCATTAAACTTACAAAATCTTTTGTTAACACCAAAAGAATGGGTTTCATTTTTAGAAAATAAAAACCTATTAACTAATACAATTAAAGATTCTCTAAATAATATGCCTAACTGGGCTTATGGTGGATTTAATAAAATACCTTCGTGGAAAATATATAGGTATGATTTTGGTGAATTTGTTGATAAATTAAAAGAAAATGGATATGATGGGGTTATTCAAACTGATGCTAATTATGGTAGAACTAATGATTTAACTACCTATGCTGCAATTAAACCTAATCAAATTAAATCTGTTAAAAATGATGGTAGTTGGGATATAAATGATGATAATATTTATTCATAAAACAAAAAACCCCATTTCTTTAATTAGATTTGGGGTTTTTTTATATG